GGCTGTCATCCCGATCACGATTTTTGGAATCACGTGTGGGGAGGCAATGTTCGATTTGCTACACTAACTAACAATATGGCAAGTAAAGAAACTGTTGACTACTCTGTTTGGGAAGTCAACAAAGCAGAAGAGGACTGTTGGTTAGTTTATCCTTGGGAAGAGTTTTGGCGCAATGACAACTGATATTGAAAGGGCACTTGATGAAAAACGAGCACCGTGGACCGGTATTGAATACCGAACTAAAGACTATTGGGTCTTCCGAGATGCATACCCAGTTACGGAAGGACATCTGTTATTTGTGCCTACCAAAGAAGACTGGGACCATCTCTGGGATTGTTACAAAGCCGCATACAAATTCGGTTACATGGGCGTCGAGTCGGGCAGGTGGGACGCTTTTAATGTCGGACAAAACTGTGGCGAGGCTGCTGGACAAACAATAATGTATCCACATGTACATATGATTCCTAGACGCAAGGGTGATATGGAAGATCCACGTGGAGGTGTTAGACATGTTATTCCAGAAAAAGGAAACTATCGTGTTAGCGACAAATGAGAATCAGGTAGCAGTATTATGGGACAACCAAAATGGTTTTTGGTGGAATGAAACATGTGCTCTAGTACTAGAAGTATTTGGATTGCCTGGAAACAGATACGAATCTCATCCTGAAGAAGATTGCATGACCTTTACATTTAAAAATAAAAAAGATGCTGATTTATGTCGTATACTTTTGAGCGAACGACTATGAAGGATATTATCATTGTCATACTTGCCGCTACAATATTGAGTATCTTTGGATATATGATTATACGAAATCAACCTCAAGGTAGATATTACGATTGCGGAATGGCAGAATGGCATCCAGATATTCCGCAATCAGTTAAAGAAGAATGCCGCAAGCGGCACTACGAAAACTATAAAAAAGATCGCAACATAATTTGATGGAAACAACATATGACTCTTAAAAATAAGATAGAAAATTTACTTGAAAAATATTGGTTAGAATATGTAATTTTCTGGTTTGGTATAGGTTTTGTTGTATCTTATGGATACTTTAGTTGACATTTGCCTAAATAATCTATATAATGTACAAATGATCGGAGAATTAACTTGACAACATTTACAACAGAAGATTTGAAGAACGCACTTGCCGGTGCAGAAAAACAAGACGACGACAACAAAGATTACAAAGAAGCATACTTAGGCGATCATATTCGTTTTAAGATGAAACGTGAAGGTAAACGTTTTTGGGCAGGTGATAACATCAGTGAATACTTGCACGAAGGTGATATAGAAAAATTAATTGACGAAGCAACACCTGCATTTGAGCAAGTGCTTGATAGTTTACTTATTGATAGAGAAAACGATCCTAATAGCAAAGGCACAGCACGTAGACTTGCTAAGATGTATTTTAACGAAATTATGGCAGGTAGATATGAATCAGCACCAGACGCAACATGTTTTCCAAATGATTCGGCGGACCGTTATGAAGGTATGCTGGTTGTTCGTAGCGAGCTTCGCAGTATGTGTAGCCATCATCACCAACCCGTTACTGGCGTTGCTTATATTGGTATTATTGCGGCTGAGAAACTCATCGGACTTAGCAAGTATACAAGGATCGCTCAGTGGTGTGCCCGTCGAGGTACTCTCCAGGAGGAACTTTGCAATGACATTGCTAGGGAAATCAGCCGAGCAACCAATTCCAAAAACGTAGCAGTATACATTCAAGCAACACACGGTTGCTGTGAGAATCGCGGCATTATGGCACATAGTTCATTAACACAGACAACTGTACTTACTGGTTCATTTAAAACTGATCCAGGTGCTAAGAAAGAGTTTTTTGATAACATTAAATTACAACAGGAGTTTGCCCCAAGATGACAACAGCTAAAGACTTAACTGATCAATTAATTTTCCGTGCAAAGAATTTACAAGAATTTATTGTAGAGAGAGAATTCGATCACATACCAGCAGGTGTGGTTAAATTTGATATACAACATACAGTTGGACATCCAGCACGTATTTTTGTTCCGGCGTTAACGCAAGACGAAGCAGAAACAATGGTTGACGAATGGTTTGAGGAAGATGTAGAATGAAATGGTTTGATAAATGGCTATATACCAAAGTTCGAGACATGTGGGAAAATAGAGACCACTACGATCAAATAAATTCAACAGGATGGTTACAGGATAAACATAAAATGGCAATTGGTATGGGAACAGCAATGGTAGAACGTGGCCGTGCAGAAGGCGAAGGTCGCATTACATTTGAACTAAGCAATGCAGTTGGTGGTAAGATTCTCAATGTTCGACATTATGATGACCGTAAGGATCGACACGATCAACAAACTTATGTTATTCCCACTGGTGAAAATGTCGGTGAGCGTGTTGCTAAAATTATTAATTTAGAGATGTTCAAACAATGAAAGCCCAAACTCCAGCAGAAGGTATTTTGAAGCAAAACGATTGGGGCGATTCAAAAGTTTATCGAGTCGCTTGCGAATGTTCTAATACAGATTGTGATCACAACGTCTGGGTAGAGTCTGATGATACAGGTATTTCTGTTAACATCTATGTTACTACTAGAACAAACTTTTGGTCAAAGTCACGCTGGACACATATTTGGACATTACTTACCAAAGGGTATATTGATACCGAATCGACTATTTGTTTGAAAGAGCAACAAGCGATTAACTATGCTCAAACTCTTGTAACTGCATCAGCAGACGTTAAAGAGTTTCGTAATACTAGACAAAATAAAGAAGAACGTGCTATAATAACAAAAATGGCAAAAGAACAGGATTGTGTATGAGTAAAATTAAAATAGCGGAACTGTTTTACAGTATCCAAGGTGAAGGACGCTACATGGGTGTCCCGTCTGTGTTTCTGCGTACATTTGGGTGTAACTTTAAATGTGCAGGATTTGGTATGCCACGTGGCGAAGTCAGTCACGAAGCTACTGACATTGCGGCAACACACAAAATGATTGAGTCTTTTCAAAAGTATGAAGACTTGCCGCTTGTAAGCACAGGTTGTGACAGCTATGCATCATGGATGCCAGAGTTTAAAGATCTAAGTCCAATGTTAGAAAGTAACGCTATTGTAAATCGTATTATGGAGATACTTCCTCACAAGCGTTGGGAAGATGAGCATCTAGTTATTACAGGTGGTGAACCTTTGCTAGGTTGGCAACGTGCTTATCCAGATTTGTTAGATCATCCTAGTATGTGGCGTCTTAGAGAAATTACTTTTGAAACAAACGGTACTCAAAAATTAACTCCAGAATTTGCTTCATATTTGCATACTTGGAAAAGTCATCATGATCAAGACTTTTGGCGTGAGATTACATTTAGTGTAAGTGCTAAACTTCCTTGTAGTGGCGAGAAGTGGGAAGAAGCAATCTGTCCTGAGATTGTATGCGAGTACGAAGAGTATGGTACAGCATATTTAAAATTTGTTATTGCTACAGAACAAGACTTTGCCGATGCAGAACGTGCTACTGAAGAATATCGTAAAGCAGGTTTCACTGGACATGTTTATCTAATGCCAGTTGGCGGTGTAGAAAGTGTGTATGCATTAAACAATCGTAAGGTGGCCGATCTTGCTATGAAACGTGGATGGCGTTATAGTGACAGATTACAAGTGCCACTATTTAAAAATGAGTGGGGTACCTAATGGCAAAATTACTAGTACTCGGATGTGGTAAGAAAGAACGTCCAGGAAATCCTGGAGATACTATTGTTACTGTAGACATTAACGAAAATGTTGGTGCTGATGTAGTACACAACTTAGATGTATTTCCATGGCCGTTTGAGAGTGGTGAGTTTGATGTTGTACATTTAGACAATGTATTAGAACATTTAAACAACATTGTTAAAACAATGGAAGAAATTCATCGCATAACCAAACCAGGTGCCACTGTTACTATTATTGTGCCGTATTTCCGCAGTAAATGGGCCTGCGTTGATCCAACACATGTTCACTTTTTTACAGTAGATACATTGAGCTATTTTGTAAAAGGACATACATATCATGAAAGATATGCATATAGTCCTTGTAAATTTAAAATGCATCGCAAAACATTTAACGAAGGAATTGATCAAACTTGGTTCCAAAAATTGTTAATACCATTTGCTGAATCAAATTTAGAATTTTACGAGAATAAAATTAGTCCAATATTCCCGTTAGAAACATTAACATATCATATGGAAACGATAAAATGATTAAAGACTTTATAAAGAAAATTACTGGAATTAAAGCAATTGAAGATGCAACAGCAATGGCAAAAGCTGAGGCGGCAGTTGCTCAAAAGTTAACAGAACAAAAATTAAAAGAAGCCGCAGATGCAGAAGCCAAAGCAGAGCTTGCCAAATTGACTCCAAAAGAACGTGCTACACGTAAAGGCGAACCTTGGGTTTCCGTTTTGGATACTCATGTAAACAAAGATAATGTAAGAAACGGCTTTTTTGAGCTTGACTGGAACGCTGCTTTTGTAGTACAATTAAAGCAAGAAGGATATGGTTATGACGGTGATCCAGATGAAGAAATTGTGGATCGCTGGTTTAGAGACTTAGCCCGTAACATATTAAGCGATGAAGGTCAGGATGCTTCTAGAGGTGCTGGCTACATTAACGTAAGTAAACTTGCAGACGGAAAAGCAGAGGTAAAATGAAATATATTTTAGTTGATACAGCAAATACGTTCTTTAGAGCGAGACATGTGATTAATGGAAGTGCTGATATCAAACTAGGTATGGCATTCCACATTACTCTCAACAGTATTAAAAAGGCTTGGAATGACTTTGGTGGCAATCACGTGGTGTTCTGCCTCGAGGGTCGTAGCTGGCGCAAAGATCATTATCCTCCGTACAAACGTAACCGTAGCGAGGCACGTGCCGCACATACTGAAAAAGAAGCTGAAGAAGAAACAGTATTTTGGGAAGCGTTTGATACATTTAAAACGTTTATTGCAGAAAAAACAAACTGTACAGTTTTACAACATCAGCAATTAGAAGCAGACGATTTGATTGCTGGCTTCATACAAAGTCATCCAAATGATGATCATATTATCATTTCGACAGATACAGATTTCGTACAATTGATTGCACCCAATGTAAAACAATACAACGGTGTAATGGAAACTACTATTACGCACGAAGGCATATTTGATGCTAAAGGTAAGCGTGTAGTTGATAAGAAAACACAAGAGCATAAAGAAATTCCAAATCCAGAATGGTTACTATTCCAAAAATGTATGCGTGGTGACCCCACTGATAATGTGTTTAGTGCGTATCCTAAGGTGCGTGTAAACAAACTACAAGAAGCATACAATGAT